ACTTCATTCCAATTAAAAATTGTTATGAAAGGAACTATATCATCATATCCTCCTGTATTAAGAGATATGAGAGGAATAGCATTGGCGGTATAAGATGACTAAAATTAGAGTTGCAGGATTTACTGGATTAGTAAGAGATACAAACTCTAACGCTATTGTAAATGTTAATAAGTCAGAATATCAACTATATATGAGTAGAGTAAAAGCAAGAGAAAGTCAAAGTGACGAGTTAAGAAATGCAATAAAAGAAATAAATACTTTAAAACAAGATTTCTTTGAAATTAAAAAACTATTAAAAGAGGTAATTAAAAAACACTAATGGCTGCAAGACAAATAACTGCTACACAAACGTTAGAAGACTTTAGAACGCAATTTAACGCTCTGTCTGCTAATGACTTTGGTGATATTGCTACACTTGACTCTAACCTTTCTGCAACATCTGTAATAGGTGCTGTAAATGAGTTATACGCTGCTATTGCAGGTTCATTATCTTTTACAATTTCAGATGGTTCAAATACTCAAACACTTGTAAATGCTAACACATTATTATTTCAAGGTACAGCAAATCAAATTACAGCAACGGTAAGTGCAACTGATAAAGTAACTTTCGCATTACCTGATGATGTAACAATCGCTGGTGAGTTCACTGCTTCAGGTACAGGTACTCATACTTTAGGTCAGATTTCATTTGCAAGTAGCACTATAACAAGTTCAGGTTCTACCGTAACGGTAAATGATGATTTAACACTTTCAGCAGGCAAAACATTAACAGCAGATAATATATCAAGTTCACAAACATTTGTTGACTTTGGCGCTAAAGATGTAGTAACTAGTGGATTCTTTTACACATCAGCTGGGCCAACTGAAGCTGGTATCGTCTTTGAAGGTTCAACACAAGACGCACACGAAACTTTAATAAAAGCTGTAGAACCAACAGCAGATCAGACAATAACGATACCTAATGAAACAGGAACTATAGTAACTACTGGAAGTACAGCAGTAGTGACAGGTACAATGATAGGATTAGACACGGTTGCTGAGGCAAATATGGCGAATGACGCCATAGGGCAAGATCAACTAAAAAGTGTAGTAACCTTGCAGATTATAGACTCTGGTGGAACGGTAGTTAAAACAATGTTTGGTGCAGGTGCATAGATTATATAAATATAAATACAACAGGTACACTTACTGATAAAAGAAGTGATACCACAAAGTTAAAAATATGGAGATTTTATGGCAGTAAGAAAACCCCTATATGTAGATTCAGGTAATCTACGAGAGATGACGACTTCAATGGTTGACGATATTGTTGATCAAGCAGTCTATCAATACTCGTTGAGTCCTAGCGTTGCATTATCTGTTGTCGGTTCAAGTGGAACACTCGCAGCGATAACGGACACAAGAAAACAAGCAGGTGCTCAATCAACTAGTGCAAGTTCATTCCCAAGTGAAGGAACTACAGCAGAACCAAGTACGGTAACCGTTACTTACGATAAAGTAACTGAAACAAGAACAGCAGGATCGCCTACGGCAGATACTGGTAAAACATGGCCTGTATATTACAACTCATCTGGTCAGATACAAGCAATGAATTTAACGGATGTAAAAGATACTTTTTTACACCCAGCAATTGATCTATTGGCTTCTGGTTCAATAGGAACACAACAAGGTGGTACTTATCACGTAAATACTGCTACGTCTGTTTCTGGATCAGTTGAAGTATCAGGATCAAATACAGCTATCTTTACAGATACAAGAGCAGATACAGGTGCTTATTCAGCAGGTTCAATTCCTGAAACACAAGACCAACCTACAACTATTACAAACTACTATCTACATAGAATTACTGGTTCTGAAGTTACATATACTGAACCATATTTTTTAGATGGTTCTAATAACATCAAAGAATATACAACTGCTGCTTTCAATTCACTATTACAAGAATGGATGCAATACACAGCAGTATCATCTTCAGATGGTTATTCTTTAAGTTACAATATTGGTTCTTCTGGTTCTGGTAATACAAGAGGTTCTGGTATGGTTGATACTATATTAGATGGTTCTGGTAACTATCAAACAAGACAAGTAAATAATGATGACTACAGAGCACAGGAATTTCCGAATGGTTCTGTATCAACTGCAGCTACATACTACTTACGAATACACAAATCATAATAGATAATTATTTCTATTATAAATTATATTATGGATATATTATTAACAGGTAGTGAAGGCTTCATAGGTCAACACTTAAATAAATTCTTAAACGAACAAGGTCACAAAGTAATTTGTCTGGATAAAAAAACAGGCAATGATTTAGTTTCCTGCGACTTAAAATATTCAGTAGATTTAGTTATACATCTTGCTGGTTTATCTGGCGTTAGAGATAGTTTAGGTAGACCTGAAGAATACTGGATACAAAATGTGATTGCAGGTCAAAGACTTTTTGATTTCTTTAAAGACACAAGAATCTTATACGCAAGTTCATCAACAGCACACGAGCCATGGAAAAATCCATATGCAATGAGCAAATATAGTTTAGAACGTATTGCTCCTGCAAATAGTATAGGTATGAGATTTACAACCGTGTATGGTCCTAATGCTAGAGAAAGTATGTTGATACCAAGAATATTAAGAAATGATGTTCCTTACATTAACACAAATCATAGTAGAGATTTTATACACGTTGACGATTTAGTGAGAGCGATAGATACTTTAATAAAATCAAACTTAACAGGCATAACAGATATAGGTTCTGGTACTACAAACAATCTTGTAGAATTAGTTGATTACTTTGGGATTGATTGTGAACGTGCTGTGGGAGAACAAAACGAAAGACTAGATAACCTTGCTGATAATACATTACTAAATAAAATAGGTTGGTCACCTAAAATTAATTTATATGACTATATTAAGGAGAAACGAAATGCAAGTAACTGAGGAATATTTAAAAGATAATTTTTTAACCGCACACTTTATTGACAACGAAAGACAAAACATAGAGATTCAAGCGACTAGTGAAGATAAAAAGAAAGTCTATACATATGTTATACCATATGATGAAAATAGAGATGAGTACAAAGCTCTTATGACAATGATTACTTTGGATCAATTACATGAGTACACATATCAAAGAGTTAAAAACGAAAGAAGATTATTTGAGGAACAAGTAATTAGAATCGCACAAAAAGATGGTCTAATTATGGATAGTGAAAGAATAGATACTAAATTCTATCCTACTCTTGTAAATTCTTTATTTGAAGAGCAAGATAATGCTGATCATGTATTTGCATTGAAACTTGCTTTATTTGAATTAGACGCTATAAAAAATTCTGAAAATGAAGAGGCTAAAAAAGAGTTGAGAAAAAGTAAAGATAAGTTAGATATACTATCTGCAGCTATTCAATGTTTAAGAAAATAGTTTGAGTACCAACCTGTCCATCCTTTTTCTTGTAAATGGTGCATTTGACCAAGTGTACACATACTATAAGACAAAGGTTTATAATAGAGATAGTCTTTAATTGAAGGACATATCTGATCATAGGTTTCGTATTTAATATTTTTATAGTACCATTCATCACTACCTCTAGTGTAAGTGGTTATAAAAAACTCATCATATTTTTTAAACTTCTCCCAAATATAGGATACATCACCTGTCCATGATACTACTGAAGAATTAAGTGGTGTATGGGCAGGCTTTCTCCACCACGTATCATCTAATAAAGTAAAATTCTGTCTTATAAGATTAGGTAACTTGTTATAGATTATTACATCTAAATCAAAATACAAGTTCTCTCCATCTCGGAATCTATCGTACATCTGAAACTTGTTAAACCAGTTACCATAAAGGTCATCTGTTATAACTTCAAAACTATCATATTTTAGACCAGAATACTTGTCTATCATATGTTTTAAGTTATCTACATGCCAATCAGTAAATTTCTTACCAAACTTACAACAAATAATTCTCATTTATCTTTCTTCCTACTCCTGTAAAATGTACAACTTTTAATTTTTCGTTTACTTCTTTATCTAATATCATATAGTCAGTATCAAATTTATCCATATACATTTGATTTAATTTTAAGTTTTCTGTATAGTCATCTGTATATTTCGCAATCCATTCACTAGGTGTTTTAGTTAACTTTGCTTTATGTTCTAATATCTTCCACTTAACGTAGTTTTGTTCACCATAGTATTTCTTATGCACGGTACCATTGTTATAGAAATGCAATTGCCAATACTCTGGATTAAGTGCAAAGTCATCCCATACAAACTTTAAACTACCTGATTTAAACTTATAAAAACCACCATTGATACCTAGTTTGTTTTCCCACCATTGACCATATGTAACTAGTTCGTTTTGTTCTACTGGATATTTAAGTAAGTCATCTATGTTATTGACAATAACTTGATCTATATCCATAATGATTATATCATCACCTGGCTTTTGATATGCAAAATGAGGACTAAAGAATTTAAGTTTATGCCAATGTTTTTTTACTTCACTATAATGATTATAAGGTAAGACTAAATCTGCTTTGACATCTGTATCACTTATACATACAAACTGAAAATCTATTGATGAGTGTTTACGTAAACTATCATGTAGTCTTTCAACATAATCAGGTGTGTAGAAACCATCAAAGTATACCGTACATATTTTAAGCATCCATTACTCTCCATACCGTATCAAAGTCTTTATTAATGGCATGGCACAATATAACCTTTTGAGGTACATGTTTTTGATTTGAAAAGAAATAGTGCCATTTGTCATCTAACCATAATATAGGGACATTGTTTTCTTTTATTTTTACTGCAAATAAAGTTTCATTATCCCAACCAAAGTATTTTAAAAATCTAGGTGGGTGTGAATCTGATTCTTTTGTTAAGTTTGTCATCAACTTTAAGTTTTTATCAAAATCTTTAAAGTATGCTAATGTGTTTAAGTGTTCAGCACTTGCACCTATTATACCTGTATTGATAACATCATTTTTTGTACTTAAACCTTTTTCAAATAACATTGCTTGAGCATTGTAAAACTTTGCTGTAGGACTTCTTATTGTAGTTGATGAGTCATCAACATTCTCTGGTACAAGTACTCTATCGTTATTGTTTAATACAGCAATACCTTTTGTTAAATCCCAATGTTCAAAAAAGTCAACGTCTTGCATAGGTACAACATCAAAATCTAAATAAAGTACCTCATCATATTGTTTTGCTAATTCATATAGTAAATGTATTTTATAGAAGTTAACAATATTGTAAGTTGTTAAATAAGGGTGTTCACGTTTTAGTTTTTGTTCAAATAGAATCCAGTCAGGACCATATTCAAACAACTTAAATTCATAACCTAGTTTCTTTGCGTATGATTGTTTCTGTATTAAAAGTCTTACATAATGTTTTTTTAATCTATCTTTTGTTATTAAATTTATGGGCAAAGCCCTTTTATTTTTTACGATAGGCAACTCTTTATCAAATATATCTAATTCTTCTTTTGGTATATCAATATAAAAACTGAATATTACTCTTTTCATTTTAATTTACCTATTACTAAAAATCTTGTACCACGTTCATCTTTAATTTCATCTCTTACCATTATTTCAGACTCAACAAAATTATCTTTTAGATTTGGTAATTGTGTTTCAAATTCAGCCATAGTACTCACACAATTAATATGTGTAGGTATATCAAACATGTTATTAGATTGAAACGCAAAGTATGTAGGTGCTACTCTTTGCCACCAAGGATTTTTATACTTTGGTGTTGCTCCCCATTCTTTCATTGATGGCATATGTTCACAAGAGGTGTTAATAAATAAATCTGTCTTTCTATATTGATCATCTTTAAAAGTTTTAAATACATCATCACATATTAATTCAACATTTGTATAATTATTAAACAATCTGTTTGTAGCAATATTAATAACTTCTTTATCCATGTCAACTAGTGTAATTTTCTTTACGTGTCTAAAAGCAGGTAAGAATATACTACCATACCAACCACCCATTATTACAATCTGACTATTTTCGTTAACAATACCTAACGACTCAACATGATTAATCAATCTTTCTTTTGCTCTAAATTGATTTATACTATATGAGTCAAGTAGATCAGGATTGTGTCTACCTTCATGTATAATTCTTTTAAATAAATCTAAATCTATTTTGTCTATCATTTAACCCAACTCACTATATCTGTTAATGGTGGACATGTGTCCAATCCTAATTTACCTTGTTTTTCTAACCATTGTTGTCTTGTTTCTTCAGCGTAACCACAACTCATCATTAATATTGGTCTTCTTTTTACCCAACTAAAACCTAAATCATGCCATTGTTGTACATCTCTTATAAAACATATATTGTACGATACGTCTAATCCTTCTTCTAGTAAATAACTTGATAGATTTGTTGCAAACATTCCTACTTCTAAAGCAATATGATCTATGATTTTTTCTACATATTCTGGATACTGCTCATCTGCTGTATGACTACCATTGTCTATCTGTTCTTGGTAAAACTTATTTGGTTTATGTACAACTCTGCTATGAAATGCAAACAAATATGGATTAGTTCTTACATGATTGTAGTTTGGATTAGGATACTTTTCTGCGTCATGTGTTACTTTAGATAAACCTAAAGCATTTGTGTCTTTGTCAACTTTTATATGATTTCTATTAGATAAAGTCCATATCTTTTCTTTCCATTCTTGTTGTTCAGGACCATATACATTTATTCTATATGCAAACATATTGTTTTTAGATGATGTTGTTCTTAATGCTTTTTCTAAAGCGTTATCTATTATTTCTTTTGGTGGAATATCTTTTTTATAACTGATAACGTGTCTTCGTTTGTCTTTTAATAAATCGTAGTGTTTCATTTTCTTACCACACAATCATTTATAACTAATACATCTAACGCTGTTCTTTTAAATGTTCTAATAGCATGATGAGGTGTTTCTACTATTGGTTCCCGACAATTAAAACTAGTATTCAATAACATTGGTATGCCTGTAATCTTGTAAAACTCATTGATAATATTATAAAACTTTTCATTGTCTGTTTTACTAACCGTCTGTATTCTAGCAGTACCATCAACGTGTGTGATACCTGGTACTTTATCTGTCTTAACTTTACATATACGTGACATGTATGGACTAGGTAATCTTGTATCAAAATATTCTTTGTAGTGTTCTTCTAATACAGCAGGTGCAAAAGGTCTAAAGTCTTCTCTCATTTTAATTGTGCTGTTTATTATATCTTTAATGTTAGGATTACGTGGGTCTGCAAGTATTGATCTATTACCTAATGCACGATTACCACTTTCTGATTTACCTTGAAACCAACCTACTATCTTACCATCAGCAATTTCTTGTGCAATTTTTTTATAGTCAGCGTCTTCGTATTTGTAAGGCCACTCGTCATCAAGCATATCGTATTCTCTACCAGCATATACATTTGATTTGTGTATCTGTTTGTTAATCATATAGTCAGCATGTTGATATGTACCTATCGCTTGACCTTCATCACCTACAGCAGGTGGTACAAATACATTCTCATAATGTTTTGTAAATTCTTCATTCATATAACCATTGTAAGCAACACCACCTGCAATACATAAGTTATCACAAGTCTTTAAAGGATATACATGTTCTTTTATTTTATCTAAAGTAAATTCTTGTAAAGTATATGCAAGGTCTTCAACACTATCTAATCTAATTTGTTTAAAGTGTTCTTGTTTCTTTTCAGTTATCTCACCTGCAAGTATTGTTTCAAATACATTGTAATAGTAATCACTATGTTTACCATAACCAACTTTACCCATTAACTTACTAGCACCTAGTGTGCCAAAACCTGTAAGACCTGACATATGATTCCATAACCAACCAATAGGTAACTTATCTGATAGATCAATTAGATTGCCATCTTTATCAAAAAAGACACATCTAAATTTAGAACCTATACCATCTATTGCAAGTATATCAGATTGTTTATAACCTGAATTAAGAAAAGCGTAGGCTGCGTGTGATTGATGATGATCTATAAAGTAGAGATCATCTTTTAAATAATAGTCCCATAGTTTTTTAGGATCATAATTAAATATATCTTGTGGCAACATATCTTTACATTGTCTTATGCCGCCAAAGGTATATGTAAATGCTAAAATACCATTTGTGCCATCTCTTTTATTTGTATCCCAATATTCTCTAACAAATTCATTATTTAATCTGTAATCACTTGGATTTAATATATCTGATTGATGATTATATGCCTCGGCATGATATGGCAGATTATGTTTAAATCTAGTGTGTCGTTCTCTTTGATTATGATACACACCATCATACGTATTATGGTCATGTAAGTTTAATGCTATTGAATATATTTTTTTCACTCTTTTTTCCTCATTATATTTTTTCAATTCAGGAAAGACATCAAATAAGTTTGATTCCCATTTAGTGCCTTTATAGTATTTATCAATTTTTAACAAGTAGTCTATTGTATCTAAATAAGATAGGCCGTTGTTATCTTGTTTTAATACATTTTGTATATCAGGAAAGTTTTCATATTTTGTTATAAGTTGTTTTTTTAATTCATCAGGTAAAACATTTGCACATAATTTTGCTGGTCCTCTTATATTAGACCAGTTGATCTGATTAAATAGTTTTTTATTTTCATCAAACCAATTTATAAGTTCATAAAATCTTAATACACTTAAAAAAGATATTGTGCCATTTACATTTATTTGAACATTAGGATATTGCTTTACCGTTTTTATATTTTTAACTACATCTTCCCAATTTGTTCTACGCCTAATATATTCATCTGTCTTACCTATACCATCAAGTGATACCGTAAATTCAAATTGCTGAAAGTGTTTTATGTAATCTGTAATCTTATATTTACCTTGTCCTAAAACAGACATGTTAGTTTGAAATTTTACTCTCATGTGACTAGTATGACCTGTCTTTATGATTGCGTCAAGTAATTGATAGTATTGTTTCATCACAAGTGGTTCACCACCGATCAGTTTAAGATGGTAGATATAAGGTGCAAATTCAACTATCTGATTTATAATATCTTTTAATTGACCTTTAAAAGAATTAACCTTAACATCATTGCCGTGTTTGATAGTTTCATTACTCATAACCGTTTGACCCTCTAATTCTTTTGAGTTCAATGTTGTTGTTCTTGTAGAAGAGTCATAAGTGTGGCACATATAACAATCTAAATTACATTGATTACCAAATGCTTTAATTTGTACTTCAAAAATTTTATGTTCTATATGACCTCTACCAGTATGTTTAAATGCCTCAACTGCTTCACGTATACCAGGCCATAGGCCATCATTTTGACTTTGTATTTTTAGAGAGGTCTGTCTTCTGGATCTGCCATATTGTTTTTCTTGGTTGATACATGACACACACGATTTTTTTGTTAACTCTAAATCAGAGCCAGGTGTTGTCATTTCTTTTCGTAATTGATTTAGTTTAGGATCGTTTTCAAACCAATCTCTTATAGATGTATCTCTTATATTAGGGCCAAATTCTACTGCTCTAGCCCAAGAGCATGGTGCATAATTACCTTGTATATCTGTAAATAATAATTGAAAAGGTGCACCACAGAAAAATATATCTTGGTCTTTGACTTGTTTTTCAAATGGTCCTACTAGACCATCCATGTGTGGGTCTTCAAACCATGTAGATGTATCTATCTTATCTTCGCCTAGATACTTATCGCCAGGACCACCTTTAGTTAAATGTTCAGGTAATTTATTTGTCATCTTCAAATATAAAGATATCCTCAAATGGTGGGCAGGTATCTTTTTTTAAACTTTCTGGTTTCATATTTTGCCACTTATACAATTCTGCTTTACCAATAGTCTGTATTAGATATGGCATATGTTTAATAAAACTAAAATAATTTTTAGGCCATTTATTGACATCTTTAGGAAAACAAATATTATATGAAGTATCCCAACCTGCGTCTAATACTGCACCTGTAATTGTTTTTGCAATCATTCCTACTTCTATACTCCAACTTTCTCTACCACGAGGTATAAATGATTCTTCACCCATTTCCCATCTAGTACCTGTTTTGGCACATTGTTCTTGTGCAAACTGATTACCTGGTGCAACTCTTGGCGTAAATATTAATGTCCAAGGTGCTGTTGCTAAATGAAACAGATTAGGATTTGCCCGATACGTGAATCCTTTTTGTTCTACATCACCATCAAACTCTACTTTATTGCCTTCACATAGGTCATATAATATCTTACTTCTTTCTTCATTTGGTCCTAACACATATGCTTTATAAGGAAATGCTTTTTGTTTTGATGTTGCAAGAGGATATCCTATTCTTAACATCTCCTCTATTTGTGATTTAGTAGGTATAATATCTTTTTTATAATGAACAACATGTGCCCTTCTTTTTAATGAATCAGTTATACTCATAATACACTCGCATATTTTGATACAGGAAAATGACCTTTAGGTTCAACCCATTCCATACATGTTTTACAATAATTTTCATATTTAAATAATCTAAAATTCATCATCTTATCAACATTTTCTTGTGTTAGTTCAAATGTTTTAGATAATTCAATATTGTTAGCAAACTTTTTACTACAATGTACTATATGCCTTTTCTCAAAATCAATAACAGGTACCATAGGAAAGGCTGCACACATCTTACGATCTATCTCGGCTGCCTGTGTATGAACCTCTAACACATCATCTTTGTTAGGTGTTCTGCCGTTAAAAGATTTAAACATAGTATTTTTATGTTCTAACATTTTCATTTCTTCAGGAAAGTTATCTTTGTATTTGTAATAGTTAGGTGTCTTTACACATAGATTATAAGCGTTATGATTATTTGGTTGTATAAAACCATAAGGTGCTAATTTATCTAAATTACCTAGTTTTTCTATTCTGTCTTCATAAAAATCTAATATGTTATGTTCTATGTAAAGAACATCTGGATCTGTTATTAAATGTGGATATCTTTTACGAACAAAAGAGTTTGATAAGACCGAACACACATGATTAGGATTCTTTTTAACTTCATTAACAACATCATCTAAATTTTTTATAAGACCAGGTTCGCCACCTAAAAGACACACACGAATTTTATAATTTCTTAAATAGTGTAATGTTCTTTTTAAGAAATCCATATCAACCGTTAAGTTTCTCATCTCTAAAGTATAAGAGGTGCAATAGTGACAATTTTTATTACAAGACATGGATAAAAAAAAGTCTATCGCTAAATAATTTTCTTGTATTTCTCTTAATGTTTTCATATTGTAAACTTTTCAAAAAAGAATTTATTAAATGCTACTAATAGTTTTTGTTTAGCTTGATCTTTAAAATTTAATTCTTCAAATATATAATCTGATCTTTGATAGGCCTTTTCTATTATATAATGATAGATGTCCTCAATGTCATCTGCTATCAAAGACTTATCAAGCACTACATCATCACCAAAGATATATCTCATCTTTTTAATTAACTCTTTAAGTTTAAATGGTATTTTATTTGTTATATCAATCATGTTATTTTTATTATCAAAATAACAGAAAGTATCAAATGAAGGACTAATTACTATTTCGTTCATACCGTTGCCATTATAATATTACAAGTTTTATCAACCTCTTCATTTGTTAAATATGGATGAATAGGTAATGTTAATATTGTATCACAAACTTGTTGAGTATTCAAGCACTCATCAACTCTATTTATTAGGTTTTTATACATAGGGTTTTCCGATATAGGATTCGGGTAATGTACACCTGCATTAAGTCTTTTCTTTAAGGTATCTCTTATCTCTTTGTTTTCAACTCTTATGACGTATTTGTGATAACAATGATTAACGGTTTCATCAACCTTTTGTAACGTCACAAAGTCTTTTAATAGATTGTCATATCTCTTTGCAATTCTAAATCTCTTATCTTGCCATTCGTGCATTTTAGATATTCTAAAGTTTATAAACTCAGCATTGATTGCTAACATTTTAGAGTTGTATCCTAACACTTCATTGTTGCCGTGTCTTCTTAACTTTCTAATAAAATCTGCTTGAGTTTTATTGTCTAGTAAAACAGCGCCACCACCTGATATACCTGCAACAGGTTTATTTGCATTAAAACTTAATGTTGCAATATCGCCATATGTACCTGCATATTGACCACCTCTATTTGCACCAAATGATTGACAAGCATCCTCTATTAGTTTTATGTTTTTTTCCTCACAAAAGTTTTCTATTTCTGTCATGTCAGATATATTGCCAAACAAGTGAGGATATATAATTGCTTTTACTTCAGGTTGATACATTCTTCTTACACTTTCTATAGATAAATGATAAGTGTCAGGATCAATATCACAAAATACAGGTGTTGCACCTACCATTGATATACAAGACGCTGTAGATATCCATGAAAAGTTTGTAGTCATTATTTCATCGCCAGGTCCTAAATCAAGTGCCATTAGAGCAAAACGTAGAGCGTCTGTACCACTTTGACAAGTTACAGCATACTTTCTTTTTATAATACTTGTAATATTCTTTTCTAAAAACTCAACGTTTCTTTCGTTTTCTTTTTGCATAACATTATCAAAAAGTTTTAAGTATTCATCTTTGTTTGCTAGATAATCTCTATCCCAACCTGTCATATAAGTACTCCGCTATTTTTTGTTGCCCTTTTGCGTTAGGGTGTCTATCTAATTCTGATATTTTATGTTCTTCTTTTAGTACACCAAACTCTAAAGTAAAACCTCCTAGGTCTTCATCACATGGCCAGTTAATAAACTTCTCATTAAATTTATTATAGTAAGGTGAATTTTTTATAGTATTTAAAACAATATCTTTTAAATTTTCTCCTTTTTCATTATATCTATATTCACCAAAAGTAAGTGAACCAGAATTTGAAGCTTCTAGTTTTTTAGCTTTATTTTTTAGTTCCCATACATGTCCTCTATATAAACTAATCATTTGAAATTGTATGTAAGGAAGTTTTTCTTGTTCCATAAGATTTTGAAAAGCATATTGGTATCTTATACTTCTTTCTACCCAATATTTTAAGTCACCTCTTATATCTTGTCTATCATTTGTCCATCGGTCTTTACTTTCATAATCACGTCTAGGTGCTGTAGACCACGCAGCTATAACTTGACCTATTTCTTCTTTAGGTGTTTTTTGTATATAGTCACATAAAGACGAGTAAATATATTCTTGGCCTGCACCACACTTGCATAGATTAACACATTCCATGTTAAGTTTTTCTGCTAATAATTTAGGCCATTTAGGCCAATCGCAATCCATATCAGGATGAAATGGTGAGAAAAATATATCGTCACCCCAACTACATCCACTTACTACTAGTTTTTTCTTCATTATGATTTATTTTTTACTATTGATTTACCTTTCTCATCTAAATGATGTTCTATTTTTATACTATCTCCTTCTCTAACTAAACAATGATACAGACAATTTTTAGGTACTCTACTATGGTCGCCTGCCTCACCTTCTTTCATTATCTTTTCAAAATCTCTCCATTCATCTGACAATACTATTTCATCTATGTTTTCTGCCTCACTAACTTTACTAACTTTTAACATTTTCTGAAACAAAGGTGTACTTAATGTCCATTCTTGGTCGCACCAACAACAAGGTAATAGATGACCTCTATTACTCATAGCCATTTGTTGTTTGCCATTCATACATTGGGCAACAAACTTACCTTTTAAATCATGTTTCTTGTCTGACATCTGGTCTAATATATCCTTTATATCCTAAATTGTATTCTTTTTGTTTTGGTCTTAATGGATCGTTTTCACTCATCCAACGAGATGAATGTAAAACTATAAACATTAAACCTTCATCTATTGCCATTTGTTTTGCCTTTTCTAAATTATGTTCATTATAACTAAACACTATAAACTGCCACGATGGTGTTTGTTTTAAATGTTTCTTTGCCTCTTTTGCCACCTCAAACATCTTCACCCCATCCTGATTGATACGATACATGTTACTTTCTTCAGGTAAACCATCTATTGCAAATATCCATTTTGCTTTAGGGTGTGCTTGAAATGCTTTTATATACCACTTCATAGGTTTTTGTGAAGACGCATTATGCACCGTAACTTGTATATCTTTCTTATATAGGTAATTTAATATCTCAATAAATTTAGGATGATGAACAGGATCAGATAACTGACCACAAAAGTTAAATGATGAAAAATAATCAGATAACTTTCTTATTTCGTCCATTGTAGCATCCCGACCATAAACTTTTCTG